GTTCAAATGTCAATATAGATGGTGCGGTTAATGCTACATCCGGAACTATAGGGGGTGCATCCGGCTGGACAATACAGAGTGGCTACTTGTATAATGGAAATACCGGTATGTCTCCTGCGGACTATCCTTTTTATGCTGGGGCTGCCTATGCCAGTAGAGCAAGCGCCCCATTTAGAGTAACGCCAGCCGGAGCATTGGTTTGTACAAGCGCAAACATCACAGGAACTATTAATGCGACTAGCGGATATTTTGGAGCAGCAGATAAAATCGTAATCCATAGTACTGGAATTGAAATACTTAGAAGTAGCGATAACGCTTTACGTTTTCCTAGTGTAAGTTCTGGAAGTTCATATAGTTTAATTGGTCAGAAACCCTCTTATGGATTTGTCATACAAAATAATTATAATAATGGAAATGTGGATGATAATATACAAATTATAAGTCAGAATGGAAGATTGCTATTCTATTCACACGGAGATGCTCAATTTAGTGGTGTTAGCTCGAATCCTGAGTGGGCTTTTAATGGAGGGATAATAGGCGCGTATGGAAATAGCGGAGGAAAAAGCATAACGGCCAGTTATGATATAGCTACAAGCGGAATATATTGGGCTGGGGGGAATAATGGTGCTACGGCAACATTAAGTGTTCGAAAGGGAGATGACACTGGTGCTGCTACTTTATATTTTACAGGTGGAATTTTAACTGGATATACTGGATTTTAATTACAATTAAATAACATATAATAAAAGGAGTTTTTTGTGATTTATTTAGATAATGCTCAAAAAACAATGCTTTTTGAATCTTATAATATGCTTGAAACATTAAATATATCTGGCAAAGACAATATTATAAAATTAGCCAATGTGTTAGTTCGAGTTGAAGCGATTTGCAACAATATTTTAGAACAAGAGAGAAAGGAACAAGAAACAATTGAAATTAAAAAGGAGGAATAAATGAGTTCGCCTTTTGATATTATACAAGCAAATAACATAAATGAAATATCATTTATAGCTGGGGATAAACAGGTTTTGAATTTTGATATTTACGACAGCGCCAGCGCAGCCGTTAATATAACTAGCGCCTCTGCACAATGGACTTTATCTAGATTTGGTGATCCATCGGTAGCAAATTTAGTTAAATCCGGAACAATAAGCGGTTCGCCAACAAACCGCTTTACGGTAACTTTAACCTATAATGATACATATAATTTAAGCGGTATCTTTATTCAACAACCGATTTTAACAGATATTCTAGGCGATATTTATCATCCAGGTCAAGGTAAGGTCACTATATTTCCTTTTGTTCCAACGAGTTAATTATGCCAACACATATAAATGAAATTATAGTACAAATATCTCATATAAAAGAATTAATTATAGATGGGATTTTATCAATAAATAGATTTTATTTATTAAATGAATATGATGATTTGTATTTAAGCGATATGGATAATTATTTTTTATATGAATTAGATTTTCTTTTGAATTAAAAAAGGAAGGATAAATGGGAAGTACAAATTATCTAGGATTAACAACAAATAATACAGCATCTGGATCATATACTACATTTTTAGATTGGCGTAAGAGCATTAATGATGAAAGTAATTCTAATATGACAATTATTGATACTTTTGCAGAAGATATAGCCACAGCGCCTAATGTTGTATGGGGAACGAGCAGTTCTGCATTAAAAAATGATTTAATTTTAACAGCGGGATGCGGAATTGGCTTATCTTCTAATTTGTCTGGAAGTTCTTTAACTTTGAAATCTAATATTACAACAGGGTGTGGATTAGGTTTAATTAATAATGTATCAAGCAGTTTAATTACTTTAAAATCTAATCTTATTGCAGGAAGCGGAATTTCCATAGACATAAATTCTTCTACATCGGGAATTTTTCTGCATAATGCTTTATTTTCTGGTTCAATTATTAATACTATATACGCTAATCAAATTCAATTCCCTGCAACACAAGTTGCCAGCGCAGACGCAAACGTTTTAGATGACTACGAGGAAGGTAATTGGACAGGAACGCTCGTGCCTGCGAGCGGTAGCATCACTATGAATTTGACGGAATGTTCATATGTGAAAATTGGTATGGCGGTATTTATATCCGGATTTATTTCGGTTACATCGGTTAGCAGTCCATCAGGGGAACTAAGCTTAACAGGACTGCCATTTATTTGTGCGAATAATAATAAATTTTATTCAGGCCTCGGAATACAACCTGCCGGACTCGAGGCTACTGCTGTAGATCAAATCACGGCTCGTACAACCATAAACTCCACAAACATAATTCTACGAAAATATTCCGCTGGGGTTTTATCATCCACGTTGGCTGCCGATGTTAAAGCAGGATCGTCATTTATCATTGGCGGCGTCTATTTTACAAATTAGGAGATTATGAAGATTATTATGTTAGAGGAAAAATTTTTTGTCGATAGGATTGAAATCCTGGAAGATGGGCAAATCCAGGTACGGCGAACAACCGTGATTTTACGGGATGGGATTGAAATTTCGCGCACATACCACCGGCATGTTCTGGAACCTGGCGCATTATTGGATGGTGAGGATATGCGCGTGATCACAATTGCGAAGGCGATTTGGACGTCTGATGTTATACGAAAATTTCAAAATAATATTAAATTCTCCCAAATAGATTTTAAAAATTAGTAAAAAAAATACCTCTATTTTTATAGGGGTATTTTTTTTACTAATTTTTAATAAATTTAAAATTATTTAGTCAAGATCTAATATTATTGTCTTATCATAAATGGAGGATCGGGATAAATATCGTGTATATATTTGAGATTAGGATTTTCATTTTTATCAATATTTTGTTTATTATTCTGACAATTATTTTCTATGATACCACCACATTTCGATCTATTACTTGGATTTGATAATTCTTCTATAGAGACTTCAATCAAGGTAGGAATTTCAATTGATATTAATATTCCTTGAGCTATGCAATCCCCTTTGTCTATTTCTAAAATATTATTTAATGGATTAAAGATTTTTATGAGTATTTCGCCAGGTTGATAAAAAGCATCTATTACGCCTGATCCGATTAAATAATTACTTTTTCCTTTAGGTTTTATTAATAAAACATGTTTTTCGGGTATTTCTAAAGTAATTCCGGTTTTGATAATCCAATAACAATTAGGGTAAATTCTTGCAGAATTATATGAATAAAAATCTAACCCCGCATCCGTTGAATTTTTTCTTGTTGGAGCTATTGCATCTGGATATAATTTTGAAAATTTTATATTTTGTATCATATTTTTTATAAAAGACAAACATCATTATTACAAAATTTTTCTCCAATAGATTCTAATTGCATTGTCGAAAAATCTAATGGTTGCAGCCTCTTAATTAATTCATTATATTTTTCTTTAGTTATTGATTCATATGGCATTTGAAAATAGGCTCCTTTTTCAGTTCTCGGTAAAAACGATACAGCTTTAAGTTTAAACTGGAAATAAGTTAAAGCGCTTATTAATTCTTTTCCTTCAGTTTCAGGATTAAAAGTAACAGTGGCGCTTACAGAATTATCAGACCAATGTTCTTGCATAAATGCGGCTAAAGATAATTGTTCCCACATCGATATATCATTTATTGTTCTAATATTCTCATCTAAAGAAATGGGAAAATCAATTACTGATGTTGATTCTTCTTGTCCTAAAGCATCTTCTACATTATAACCTGCCTTTTTTAAAACAGATATCAATTGTGATGTTTTGCTTATTCTCATTCTTCTTATATAGTAATTATTTTCTGGAAAATGTATGCCTGGTGTAGCGCCCGCTAAAAGAGATACAGTTCCACTAGGTTTTAGCGTTGTCACTTTAATTGATTGAGGAATAGCAAACCAATCTGAATAAATCTTATCGTATTTTTTAATAGCGAGATATCCTTCTTCAGACCATCGTTTTAGCTCATTTATTCCTAATCTACTTAAAAATTGAGCAATACCAGTCATAGAAAGCCCTATTCTTCTATTTCTAAGCATTACCCTATTAGTATCATCCCATTGAGTATTTAATAATGTTATTGATTTTCCATATAAATATGCGTATTTTAATGTTAATTTAAAATCTTCTATGTTTTCGTGATTAAAAGGAAATGTTTCTACTAAATTACATACTTCACCATCTTCGAGAACTTGTTCTCCACAGGGATTTAAACCTTTAACTTTATGATCTATATTAGTTTTTTCATTTTCTTTTATTCTACTATAGCTTCTACTATTTTCTAGCCAAAATAATCCAGGTTCACCATTATTAATAATTCTTCTAGCGACATCGGTATAATCCATTCCAATTCCAGCATAAACACTATTATTAGATGCCCATCCAAAATCTAGTCTATCTGGATTTATTTCATAATTTTTTAAATTAAGAAATTCTTCAGAAGGATATCCTAAAGCGATTTCAGCCGATCTTCTTACATTTCCTGCTACTACCGATTTTGCAATGAAATTAAAAATGTCAACTATATTTTTTTCAGATAATTCCTTTCCCACATTTTTACTTAATAGATTATAAATATTTGTATGTAAATCTTTAAGAGGTTGAGGCCCTGCGGATGTACCTCCGAAAGTTTTTATTGGTTCTCCTTCTTTTCTGATTAAAGAATAATTGAAAGTATAATTAGAATAACCAAAAAATGATAAAATTAATAACTCTAAACTTTTTACCCATCCTTCTCGACTATCTGGAATTATATAAATTTCTGATTTTATTCTAGGTTCTTTTATTTTGACTTTTCCTGCGCCATCAACATCGAAACCTACCCCAATTCCGCACATAAGCATATCCATAGCTGTAAAAAAGGGCTTAGCCGGATTTTCGTTTAATTCTCTAGTTGATAAAAATGCACAATTAAAGAGAGAACTGGTTAATCCTTTTTCCATTACAACAGGAGAACCCATCGCCCAAAGAGATCTTCCCGCAGGTAGCATTTTAAAATTAAATATTCTATCATACATTTCTTGGGCGGAACGTTGAGCTTTTGTCTGATTCCATCCTAATTTATAATCTTCTATATGCTGTTTTTGAATAGAATAAATCCCTTCAACAACCCGTTTAACAGTTTCCCACCAACTCTCATTTTTCCCATCCGATTTTATTCGGCTATAGGTTCGCATATAAACCAATTCGCCAAATCCATTAAAGCCAAAAGGCGGTTTTTTGTTTTTATATTTTTCGATAAACGTTTCTGTTAACTTGAATGTTTGCTCAATGGGGAATTTCATATATTATTCTTTGTATCCTTGATTTTCATAATAATTTTTTATTCTTTTTTCAATTTCTTTTTTACACCTAGAGCAACAATAAATATTTTTAGTAAAATAATTTATTGAGTATAATTCTTCAATAGGTAGGAATTTGTTTTTTAGCCAAATCCACGAGGCAATATCTCTTTTACAAACAGTATTGCAATTACAATATTTTATTTTTCTTTTAAAACCGAACATAATTATAAACTTAATGAAAAATTAATTATAAAATTCATTACAATAAAAACAAGATGATTTACCACACGGGCCAAAATGACCATCTTCTCTAATACCCCAATCTTCGCAATAAACAAATTCTCTTAATACATCTCTGTATATTTCAATCATTTTTACTAACTCTTGAAAATCTACATTATTTTCTAAGGGGCCTGCTTCAGAAGTAAAATTGCATGTTTTTATGTTTTCTATTAAATAATTTATATTCATATATTTCTCCAATAACTAAATAAGAATTTATTGTCTAAAAAAGTGAATTTAATTACAAAATATTTATCATCATCATTTTTAATGCTTCATTTTTTTAATAGCACATTCATTATTTCTATCCTCATATATGAGTTTTCAACTAGCTGATTTATAATAAAATACAAAGGATTTTCCTGTGATTTAATAACAATTTAATTTAAATATTTTTTGTATTTAATATTATTCTTTTGTTAATTTTAATTATAGAATAATGTCTTTCATTATTTTTAATAAACATGGAATTATTATATAGAATTACGAACCCTTCTTCGATGCTTTGCTCAAAATAATTATTCATAATATTTACTTATTTTATGCTTTTCTATCCCTAATTTAGCATTGTCAATAGGTTTTTTGTAGAACATGGCTATTGTATAATCAGAGTCAATATCAAAAATACATATTTCTAAATATTCACCGGTTTCTATGTCTATATAAGCTATACTATATTGCTCGTCTAAATGCCATAATCTTTTAATGGGAGCTAAATATTTAAACATAATAAGAAACTATTAATCTCATTTTTCTAAAGTAAAATCCCAATAATTAAAATGGTTTATAAATATTTTAGAAATATTCTTTACATCATCGATTGCTCTATGATGAAAACCTTCAGCTTCCAGTTTGAGCATCTTCAAGGCTTTCATCATCCCGCAAGGTTTTATGTGCATAAATTCTGCAAATTGATGTTTCAAGCTGATATAATTATTCATCCACATAAAATCATAACTTAATTGATGAAGTATAGAATCCTTAATTATTTGCATTTTATCATAATACCCCCAAGCACAAAAAATAATTTCTTCAGAAGATGCCATTTTATGGTAAAAATTAGGAAAAACAAATTTAAAAGATTTTGCATTATCTACGTTATCTTGGGTAATACTAGTTAAATGCTTACAATAATCGCTTAATTTAGGATTTAGTATGGGTTTAACAAATTCATCAAATGTGTCAATTATCTCTAATTTTTCATTTAATTTTATTGCTCCTATTTCTATTGTTTCATTAATGAAATTTCTATTATCTTCAATACAAGTTGCTTCTAAATCAAAAATTATATAGTTCATTCAATTAATTCCATTTATTTTATATATCTAATTATAATATTAGTTAATTTATCTGCTATTTCTATACAAATAATTATATCACTAATCATAGATATAGTCAATAAACATCCAATATCATTGTTGGTGTTTTTACTTTTTAAAATTAAATAAATTAAACTCCAAGTTAGCATGATTTTTCATTAAAGTAAAAGATACCATTTTATATACTTATCAACTTCTTCCTCTAAATAATTTAAACCAGATTTAGAATTGATTATATAATCAAATTCAAAATCATCTAAATCTATTTCGGATAGATGATTTTTTTGATCAAAAGTTAATCCATTATCGAAATTTAATCTTTCTACTCTAATAGGAAGCACTATATTTCCATATCTGCTCAGCGGATAATAAATCTCAGACTTAAAGCGAACATCTGCTATATAAAAATAATCAAAATCATCTTGCAATATTTCTATGGTATTACAGAGTAATTCAGTCCAAAATAAAGGTTTATTCAATTTTATTTTAGTTTTTTCAGTACCTAATTTTTGTAAAAGGCATCTTCCAAATACGTCCTTTTCACCATTCCAATCTAGATAATTTTTTGCAATAAATTTTAAATAATCAGCATGATGGAGTATTAATCCTTTTCCCGGTATTTTCTTAGATAAGAATTGGGCTATACTTGTTTTACCGTGCTGAGCTTTGCCGCTGATTAAAAAAATTTGTTTCATAGAGAATAACCTTTTATTAAAGAATAGGTTTGTTTCCAATTGAATGATCGGCAAACATTATTATACTTTCTATTCCAGGGGCGATCTACTAATATCCCAAATCCGTCAAAATTAACAACAGTTTCGTATTTATCATCTACAATAATATGTGATTCAATTAACTGCTTATCTTTTGCACAAACATATTCGTAATCTGTTGTAATGAATTTATGTTCAAATAACCAGTTTAATTTTCTATTTTGGTAATCACCTCCTGTAACAAAAATAATTCTATGATTTAAATCCCTTATTCTTTTGATATAGGGTAACGCATCGTCATATGGATCAATACCATAGTAAAGATTTAAATTGGGCATACTTAAAAAATCATAAATTTTTGTTCCACACTTACAAAACTTAGCAATATTCCAGTCAGTTATATTTTCTTCTACTAATTCATCTCTATATTTTTCATTATAAAAATATAGCCAATATTTCATTAAAGGTAAGCATACATCATCTATATCTATAGAGACAATCATTTTTAAACCTCGTATTTAAATAATTTTTCTATTCTTGAAATTTTATTATTATTTTTATTTCGCATATCTGTTTTTGTATTTATTTGAAGTACACATTTAAAATCATCTGGAGCAATATATTCACTAATAAAAACTAAATTATTTTTACTCCACAATCTCATTATATCCCAAAATTCGTCATGATTAAAATTTTTTGTATAATATCCATTGCTAGTGCCTTTATCACAATATACTAAAGCGTTTTTGGGATGACAATCCTGATAATATTTATGATTAAAAATAACATTTATTAGTTTTTTTTTGCTTCATTAAAGTATTGTAGGCATTTAAGGCATAATTTCGATTTATTGAATTTTTGCAATATCCTCCAAACCATTTTCCCGAATAACTACAGCCAATCCCGGCAAAGGCAGTAAGTTTTTTATTTTCATCAGGATTATTTTTAATGTGCAGATATTCCTTAAAAGATAATGTTGATGGGGGTATCCATCCTTGTTGGATACTTTTATATAATTCGATTATATATTCGTTACTATATATTTTTTGAATTATTTTTTAATTCTTCGATTCTTCTCATTACTTTATCTATTGGAAATTCATCCCACCATCCTTCTTCTAGACAGCTTGTAATTTTATTTAAAAAAGATAGTAATTCATTAAGAGAATTTTCTAAATTTTCATTTTTATTTAATAAATCAAATAACATAATAATCAAATCTTCTTTAGATTTTTTCATTAAATATTTATATGTAATTTTAGTAGTTGTTTGTACAATACTCATTTATTCACCTATTTTCTTTTCAGTGACCACAATAGTATCATATCTCGACGCGCCATGACATACCAACAAAATTTCTAGGATTTCAAACCCTCTAGTAATTCCTAATCCATTTGACGACCATCCGCAACTAATAATTATGCCACCCGGTTTAATAATTTTACCCATTCTATTTTTACATTCAGACCAATATTTCATATTAGATACATTTATATCTAATTTTTCTTTTCCATAATTTTTATACATTTGTGATGCTTGGGTTATAGAGTAAGGCGGATCATATAGAATCATATCCGCGTAATCGCTCGAAAAGAGATTTAAAAAAGCCAAAGCATCCAAATTGTAATTAGTATCAAATTCAGGATTTAAATCGTTTGTAATTGTGCCATACTTACAGTTATTAGCAAAAGGATCAATAATGATTTTTGGCGAATATTTGTTGATATATTTTTTTATTAAATTTTTAATAGGTTTTATAGTAAAAGTTTTATTATTTGGCATTGCAAATATTCTATTTATTATCATAATTTATAAATATTTATTATAAAAGCATATTTTTATCAGATTTTAAGTTATTTATTGTTTCTTCTAATTCTTCTATTAAATACTTATTATTTTCCTTTTTTGTTGTTTCATTTAAGAGAGGAATTATTCTATCATCATAGATAAAATAATCTATGCTTTTGTTTAGCCAAGATTTTAATAATAAGTTATTAGAATTAAATATTTCTCTACAAATAATTTCAAAACTTTCATATTGCAAACTTTTATATAAGTATTCAAACGCATTGTAAAAAATATCTTTTTCATCAATTCTGGTTGCTATTATCATTTTCTTTCTCCCGTATCGATTCATCGGCATCACTTATCGCCTTCTTTATCCACATTAAATCTTCATGTACACTTCTGTAAGTGTCATCTTCTATATAATTTTCAGTTCTTAAAAATTCTACAAGAACCACAATTCGAAGCCAGTAGGTAAAATAACTTACAGGGATTTTATTTTTTTGACAACTTTCACATATCATAGTTACTCCTTTTTTTATTTTTTTCTACATAATTATGTCTCATTTCAAAAGATCTACTATCAGGCCAATCATAAGGCCAACAGGATTTGCATATCTCTGGTATTTTTGGTCTATTGAGAATTATTATACTTCCTGATAACGGTGTGATTTCATAACAAGTCATTATGCGATCTATTAATTCGTTGCCATATATACAATCGGTACAATAAACATGTTCATCTTTATTTATTTTTAGAAAACTCATTTTTCGATATCCTGCTAAATACAAACATTTCTATATTATAAATAGCGTCAACCACCACCCGCTAAAGTGGGTGGCTTGTAGCTGTACTCCACCTCAGTTGCGGGCTTGTTTTTACACTGCCTTTGGCAATCGCTCACACTACAACCTGGGCAGACAAGTCAAACTTCTCTCGAATGTCCTTGTGGCAGGCATGATGCAGGTCGTACTGCCGAAAGGTCTTGCTCTCCCAGGCGTAGTCACTAACATACTGACAGGTGGCATTTGCCTGCTCAATCGTTTGTTTGAGCGCATCTGCCTGTTCTGGTGTGGGGAGAAGTTTGACCTGAGCGATGAGTTTCACGTTTCCCATTGTAGCACAGATGCGCTATTTCTTCAAGTATGAATTAATTCATTTTAATCCTGTAACAAATTTTCCACTTCTAAACCACTAAGAACATGCCAATTAGTAAGCCACCAGACTTTTTCTTTATTATCATCTTCCATAAACTCTCCATTTACAAATCTGACAGCTTTTTTATGTTCAAAATTTAAACATTTTATTATTTCACCTGGAACCATATAATTGTTATCAAATAATTTTTTTTGCACTTTTAACATCATTTGTTTACCTGTAGCAAGGCATGTTACAAATAATTTTGGAGAATACTTTTCATCAATGCTATTAACATAAATGTATAATTTGTCAATATCAAATAATGTAAAGATATATCCTAATAAATTTAGTTCAAAATTAATTTGTTCTAAAATGTTTATTTTTTTATTTTTTATGATGTTTTCAAATTCTTTTAATTTACTTATCCGCTTATTTTTTGTGTTATCCTTTAATTTCTTTGTGTATTTATTTTCACCTTTTGCAAATTCTTCATAGATTTCTTGAAGTTTTTTATTATTACCAAATTCAGAAAAAAAATTAAGCCGAATCAGAATATCCATTTGTTTTGAATTTATATTACAATTTTCTTCAACAGAAACTAACAAATCAACAAAAGATGCAAAATATTCATTGCTAATTTTTTGGAGTTCTTTAGCTACCAAAGATGTTATAAATTTAATCGACGCTATACCCCGATAAATAGAATTTGTTTCTTTATCAAAAAAGTATGCAGCTTTCGAATATCTAAATTTCGGGTTTTTAATCACAATTTTCGATGTATCAAGATTATCGAAATCTAATTCTTCGCCGTATTCTTCTGTTGTAGATTCTTCTTCTTTTTCTAGAACTAATGAAAATTCATTTTCTTCAATTTCTTTTATATATTTTAATATTTCTTCTTTGTAAAAATTATAATCAATATCATAATTATTTATAGAAATATTATTATTATAATTATTGATAATAGTTATTTTTCTATCAACATACAAGCCTATTTCCGTATTTTTTTGGGAATCAATCTTTACAAGTTTTCCGCCATTATTACTGATAAAAAATCGGTTAGTTTTTTGTAATTTTGTTGTAACTTCAGGTTCTTTTAATTCAAAATAAAAATTCTTGCCGGCTTTTTGCGATAAACAAAAATCTAAAATATTATTACATTCATATAAGGTTTTTTCTATATCTATATTGTTGACAAAATAATTATAAAGAGCAAGCGGAACAATAGGATAATGATACCCCTTTTTAATTTCTATATCTTTTATAAATCTTCCTTTTTCTTTTATTTTCCCGAAAATATCTCTTCCTAAATAATTATTAACATCTGACTTAACAAATAAGTCATATTCAGTAAATTCCAGGATAAAATTAGTTTCTTTTTGCCACCAGTCACAGATTTCATGATATTTCTCTTCTAAAGAACGGTCAAGTTTACAATCTATTCCATCAGTATTAACTGAAATAACTACTATACCATTTAATGTTAATGCTTCGATAAGCATCAGAAGGTATAACTGACCAGAAACAGTCACAGAGCATAAAGCTTTGGCATCTTGCAGCCAGAAAGTATCACTACCCAATTTACCGAAGATACTATTGATTGTAATTTTTAAACCATCGGCTTTAACCTTTTCGTTATTTTTTTTAGCATCCAATCTTTCTTTTGTAATTTTTTTCAAGATATCAATAAAGGTTTCATCTAAGTGCTTCGGAATAATTTTATTATTGATTATTATATAAGGATAAAAGGATGATACGTCGGCAGATATTATTTTATAATTTTCGTCACTTACAAATCGTCCCGGTTTGTCATCCGAATGTAAACCCCCTATTCCAAGTTCATAATCGCAATTAGCAAAACGAATTTTTTTCTTGTATGCGAAATTATTTTCTGCTACTACAAGTGTGTTAGCTATTTCAAATTTTAAATCTTTTAGTTTTGTTGTTTTAAATTTTATATTTTTCGCAATACATTCTCTCAACCAGAAGAAATTTCTTTTTGTACGTAGATACTTTATTGAATTAACATCAACATTTTCATTAATATAGAATTTTTCTAATAAAAGGTTTGCTATTTTGCTATCACTAGCGTTTCTTAAATCAACATCATATAATGTGCTAAGTTCTTTTCTAAATTCTATTTCTGGTTGTAATTTTTTGAATAATTCATATGAAATTAAAACATCATTAATATTATACTTAATAATTGTTTCAATTTCTTCTTTTGTATTTACGTTATAATCAAAGCTTAAAGGCAAATCTTGTATTTTATGCCACTTCAAGTTAATAGCACATTGCTTTAAACTAACCCCTAATTTATCAAAAGCCATTATTTTCATTAAATCTAATTGCCCCCAAGGAACAAGTTTATCTCTAGCATAGCCATCTCGTCTATCGCTATTAATAATATTTTGAGAAAGGTCAAAAAGATTTTTATTTAAGTTTTGACCATTATAATGTAATATATAATCTAAAATAGGACTATCGTACAAAATAGAATTATATCCAACTAAAGTATCAACGTTTATATCGATAAAAGATTTTAATTTTTCTTTTTCATCTATTTTTAAGTCCCAACAAATAATAAAAGTTTTTATTTCTTCAGGATCATTTGCGTTTAAAAATGTTCCAGAAAAAAAATTTCTTAATATTTCTAAATCAAATATCCAAATATTTTTATCCATTTATTAATTTTTCATAGATTGAGGTATAGGTTTATGTTCGTTAGGGTCATCGCTTCGCAAAGGAGACGAATCTTTATCCCAAGAATATCTTTTCCAATATTCTTTAGGTGATGTATAGAAACGCCTAGATTTAAAATCAAAATATAGATTAGCGTCTCCAGTTCGACCTGTGTATCTATTTTTTAATACACTAATACGGACATCATATTCTATCGGTTCTTTTCCTTTTCTATAGTTTCCTCTGCTGTCTTTTTCACCTTCTTTTTCTTTCTTTGTATATTTATGCACCGCCAAAATGTATTGCGCCAGATTACCTAAATCTCCACTTCCGGATATTTGATCGCTATCTAATTGATATCCGGCTTGTAGTTTTCTAGGATGAGCTATTAAAATAACAAGAACGTTATAAATCCTCGCAAGATTAACCAGCTTAACAATAAAATCCTTTTGTTTTTGAAGAACATTGGTATCGCCGGCATGTAAATCCAGACACATTAGATTATCTAAAACGACTGTTTTTGCACCATATTTACGAATAACATTAACTGCTTTATCTAAAACTACATCAATATCGTTTCTAATATCATCATAAAACCATATTTTTTCTTTATACCAATTTCTTATTTCTAATTTTGCCGAATCATTAATCTTTTGGACAAATTCATTCTTCATCTCTATTTGTGAAGGGCCGGCCATTGTAACTTCAACCCAAGATTTTGTTACTTCTGGGCCTAGCTCAGAACCAAAATAAAATACATCATAGTCCTGGTTCAAACTTTCGCAAATAATTTGATTTAACAAACTTGATTTTCCATGTCCTCTTACTCCTGTAAGTAAAGCTACACTGCCGAATAATAGTTTATACAGAAGTTTATCAATAGTTTCTAAATTTAAGAATAAACCTTCGGCTTTTTCTAAATCGAAATCATCTGCTTTTGATAAATCTAATATACCACTTATAGGTAATTCTTTGGCATTTTTAATTAATTCTAGCAATTTATCTTTTGAAGTATAAAATAAAACTTCATTGGCATCTTTTACCCGCGTTAGTTCTCCATATTTATTTTCAATCGTGAAGGGTAAATCTACATATAAACATCTGTAATTTCCTAACCTAGCTATTGCTTCTTTTCTCGCTTTTATTCCCGGAATATCATTATCAAAAAATATAATTATTTTATCGAATTGCTCTAACCAATCATAGCAAATTTCTATCCATTTCATGTTTTCAGTGCCACCAGGTATTGATACTACGTTTTTATAAC